CAACGGAACAAGGTGGTGGGGTTATCAACCTTGATATGAAATGAATCATATAAAAGAGGTATCACAAACACACCACTCAAAGGAGAGTTCAAATGGATCTTGAACAACTGGTTAATAAAAAAATCGACATTGAAAGACGAAGGGAGCGTTTGCTAGGTAAACTAGAAGTCGCTAAGTCAAGTCTTTTAGAGCTTGATAAGAGGTTAGTCGAAAGGGGTATTAACCCCGACACTCTTGAAGAAGAAATAAATCGCCTTAAAGCTGAAAGGCAAGAGGCAATCACTAAACTTAATGAAGCTCTGTTGGATGCAGAGCAAGTCATCACACGCATTGAAAGTCGAGTAGACGGTATATGAAAATCACAGTATCAGCACAAGATTTAAAGGAAACTCTCTCAATCGCCCAAAACACATTGGGTGCAAACCAAGACATCACCTCACACTTTATCTTCACCATTGAGAATGCTGGAGTGAGCGTTATGGCTTGTTNTCCCCCTCGTCAGTTTTCAAAGATCCCTGTCATCGGTGCTACTGTTCAAGACGGAGGTTCTTTTTCTATTGAGGGGAAGCGTTTAATCTCAGCAACTAATGTTATGACAGGTGTTGTAGAGATTGAGTATAATGAGGAGGATAAAGAAGTTTCGTTAAAAGGTAGTGAGGGAGAAGCAACTACAATCTCGCTCGACCCAGAGTCCTTTCCCCCTTGGGTTGAAAAGTTCGGTCAAGCAACTAAAGTAGGAGAGATTTCTGCTTCCATTCTATATGATACGCTCAATACCAATAGACAGTATGTATCACAAGATGATAGTCGTAGACCAGAGCTTGCTATGATCTTGATTGAAGACGGAAAAGCCATTGCCTGTGATGGATTCATGCTTAATATGTCTCGACATGATGATCTTCAAGGAATGAATGTGAAGGTTCACTATAAGGACATTACACCATTGATGAAGTTCCTCAAGGCGTATGATGGAGGTATGATTGAGGTTCTTAGTGGAGGACAAGCTACCTTCTTTAAGGCTGAGGACAGTGCTTTATTTGCTGTGATGGACTTGCCATATACTTACCCTCCCATCACACAGCAATATGCTGATGCCTTTAACTGGACTCCTCGTAGGGTTTGGATGTTGTCTAAGGAAAACTTTATGAATGGTCTTACCTTCTTATCAGCCTTTGCTGATAAGACTAACTTTAAGGTTTCTTTTAAAGACCCAGAAGATGAGGCTTTATTACCTCCAAGTCTTGAGATGAAGTCGTCTAATAGTAAGACTATTTCGTACAATCTTGAAGTGCCTCTTTTTGAGGACGCTGAGAAGCCACTAGAAGAGATCACAGACCTCTCTCACTTGATGTATGCTACTCGCCTTAAAGAAAAAGGTAAAGGTGATGACATCGCCACTTTCGATTTTAACTATCTTTCGGTCAAAAAAGCAGTGGAAATATATAATGATAACATCGTCTTTGGATGTTCTCAAGAGGGCAATAAAGGTTATATGCTCTTTAAGTCAGACCAAGACTCTGGTGTACAGACTGTTTCTATTATAGGTTGGATGCTTTAATGTGATGAATGATCTTGCTTCTCGATTTTACCGATTAAAGGCTCTCAAAGAATCGTGTGAGAAACGCATAGACGATCTTGAAAATGAGATCGCTTTCCTTGAGCTTGATAAGGATAAAAAGACAGAAGCAGGAGTCATTCTCGACACTCTCGCTCAAGATGAAGTAGAGCGTGGTGTCTCGACCTATATATCCCTCTTGGAAGAGGGGTTAAAGGCGATATTCCCCGAACAAGAGGTAGGGCTAACAGCCGAGATCTCAAAGGTGCGAGGGAAGGTAGCTGTTAACCTCAAGACTACCTTTAAGGGTCAAGATGGGCTTGAGATAGTAGGGGCTGGTTTAGATGCGTTTGGCGGAGCAGTGACCACTATCCAAAGCCTGTTGTTAAGAATCTCTCTTATCCTTAAAAGAAATCTTAGACCAATACTTATTCTTGATGAGACATTTCCTGCTGTGGATGAAAATCGAGTAGAGATCTTAGTCGAGTTTCTAAAAATCCTGTGTCAACGATTGGATATGGATATATTGTGTATCACACATGACGCAACCATAGCTGATAACTGTGATATAGGATATAAAATATCCCCTAGTAAAAATGGTGCTACCTTAAAGAGAATCAAGTAATGAAAAAACAAGGATCTATAAGACATAAACTCAAGCAAGTTAAACATCGACTGCTTAAGAAAGCCATACGCAACGGTATGTCGAAGAAGCCTTGTAACTGCACTCACTCTGGTCAAGTCAAAGGCAACGCTAACGATCCCCTTTTTTATGTCTGCCTACTAGATGCAGATAAACCTAAAGAGTGGGACGGGGTGATATGTGATCCCTCTGTTCCAAACACCTGTCCTTTTTTTAAATCAGAAAAAACAGAACAAGAAATCAAAGAAGATTTCGAGTTAGGGTTTGATAATCTCATCAATGAAGGAGACATGGGTAATATAGCTAGTAAGTATCCCGATGTAGCCGCACTGTTATGGGTACTTGCAGAGAGCACCGATGAAACTGAGGATGGAAATGATTGAAATAGTAGAACTAAAAGTGAAGGACAAAACACCCTTATTCTTAGAAGTAGATGTACCTCCTAAGTGTATGCCCTTACTCGTAGGTGACCCTAAAGGTGAAACCTTACTTAAATGGGTAGAGAAACCATCTAATAGAGAGTCTGTACTTACATGGGGCATAGAAGCCTCTGTAAAGGAAGTTATAGAAGCTATGCTAGGGATTGCACTAGATCGTAGTGAAAAAGAGCTGTGGGGCATAAAACAAGGCTCATTCACCGATGCTGAACAAAGGTTGAATGAGCTAGGTATAGATGAGGTGATTACCACTGATAATGTGGTTCACCCTAAAGACCCCTCTATGTTGGGAACTGTCATTGTAGCAGGAGGGAAATGCTTCCCCGTCATCCACAATGTGAGTCGAGGAATCTGTGTCTTAGACAAGGATTAGGTTTTAGTACAGACGAATTGTAGTCACCCTCGGAACCTTTTGAACTCTTTAAGGAGTTTATTGAGTTTTCGAGTGAGTAAGTCAACATCTTCAGAAACACTCCCTGTAGATTTGACTTCAAACCCAACGCTCTTGGCAAAGTCCCAGAAACTATCAGGGATCTCACCACTGTCACCTTCGTCCTCAATACTAAGAGTCCATTTACCCGCATAAAAAGATAGGGTGATAAAAATAAATTTAGCGACCTCGTTGTCTACAAGAATCATTGCATAAGAATCGAAAGATTCGATAACATCTACAGTGTTCTCACCAAATACATCTTGAAGTTTTAGGAGGATGGACTCTGCTGAGAAAGGGGTTGGGATCATTTCAGCGGGTATGATGCCACTGATCTGTCCCTTAAACTCAACTTCATCCGAGTCTGCATTCGCTTCGGTTATGTTCCAGCTCACATTTTGAAAAAGCTCTCCAAGTTCATTTTGAAGTTTAATAGCTATTTCTCTAGGTGAGTCACTCTCATCAAACGAAAAGTTATCCATCAGATCGGTTATACTCGCTGACTTCTCAAGTCGTGCGATACGACTCTCAAGGTCATTAATAATTTCACTAGCTGATCTTCTCATAAGGGTTCTCCATTTTGTTTAAGGTTAAAGAGATCACTTATGAGAAGATATAAAAGAACTATTAAAAGTCGTAAGCTCTACGACCTCTAAAAGCATTTTCGTCTTCAAGAGATTCCTCAATTTCACCATAGTTCTCTTCATACCAATCAAGGTGTCCAGGTTCATCTACTTTAGACTTCTTGAAGTACGCAAGAACGATAGGCATAATGATCTCTAGGAGAGGTATAGAAGCAAGACCCCACCATGCAGGGTTCCCAGTTATGCTTACCATTGTTGCAGGAAGAACATAATGTTCGAGTGTTTCTACAATAGCCATTGCGATTGCTAGTAGGACAACCTTAAAGAAACGCTTAGACCATTTTTTATACCAAATCTCATCTGCGTGTGGATCCCAACCCTTTGACTTGACGATATGGTAAGCGTGTTTGATGATCTCAATAGGGTTGATGACATTAAGAGCTTTCTTTAATGCTCTCTCAACAACCTTTTTGTCATGCTCTTGTGCCGCTTCTTGAATGATACGCTTTTTTACTTCGTTAGGTATTGGGCCATCATTGGTGTCACCCCAAGTATAACCCTCGTAAAACTCTGGTGACTTGCCTCTCGGAGAGAACCAAGATTGACCATGTTCTCTCTCGCTTTGCCTAAGTTTAGCACCTGTTTCAAATTCCTCAAAGTCAGCGTCTACTTCAGATTCCATCAGAGCTTCTGCATATTCTGGAGCGATTGCTTCGATAACATCATCCATGAGATCATCAACAGGCATAGAGAAAAGGTTAAGATGCCTNCGATACTTATCAAGTGGTTCTGCGACATACTTGAGGAAAAGACCTTTTAATGAGTCTGTCATTCCTGCTTGATATTCCATAGCCGCAACTTTAAGCTCAAGTCCTGCGATACGCTCCATTGTAGCTTGACGATTCATTGATGCTTGCCGATAAGAGCGTCTTGCTCTACGATAACTGTTATCATGTCTCATGGTGGGTTCTCTCCTTTAAAGGGGTATCATATAACGATATCTAAAGATGATTATAAAGGAACTACAAATGATTTTAGGACTCGACCCCTCACTCAGAAACTTCGGTTGGACTCTCATTCGTGATGACGGACACTTCTTGGATAAAGGCACAATGAAAACCGATGCCAAAACCATGTTCGTTGAACGCTACATCACCCTGCGAGAAGGTCTAAGAGAAATCGTACAACAAGTCAGAGCAGACCACCCAGAGGAGACTTTAAGGGTAGGTATAGAGTCCCCCATATTTAATGACCTTTTCTCAGAGGGGATGTATGGTCTATTCCTATATAGCAATGAAGCACTCATGCTTGAGAAATGCGATACGGTTTATTTGTCCCCTAATCAAGTAAAAGCCCATGCGGCCGCTTTCCTCAATAGACCCAAAGGTTGGAAGATGGGTAAAGGTGATATGGTAGATGCGGCTAAACAAGCTACCGATGGTCAAGGGGCTAAGAGATGGAATAATCACCAAGCAGATGCCTTCTGGGTAGCTAAAGCCAGTAGCAGGTTTTGGCTCTTGGTCGAAGAAGAAATCACCGTTGATGATCTCTCGGACTTAGAGCGTAAACACTTTACCTCTTTTGAACGCTATGTGCGTGGAAAGAAAGCTGGTAAAGTGAAGCGTAAAGGGATCACACATAAAGAAGATGATCGCTTCTTTAGATGGTCGGAGACTTAACCCTCGTCAGCATCTGCTTCTTCATTGAGGATCGCTACCACTGTTCCATCCTCTTGAATCTGCCAAGGTGAACCTTCTGAAATACCAAGACGATCTCTTGCTCCAGAGACTACCTCCTGTGCCTGTGCTTCATTACGCTCTATCTGAAATGCAATACGAGTCTTACGAAGCTCTAACTGACCAAGCTGATTCAATAACTGATTAGCGTTCTGTCGTAGTTGTGAGATGGTAGACATCTCCTCCTCTGTGAGTGACCCCACTTCTACAGGTTGGTTGGTGATTGCTGGCTCTTGGTTTACATTCTCTTCTGACATCTTTGTCTCCTGTGCTTTTAAGCATACGGGTGATTTGGCAAGTCATGTGAAGTAGATCATCTACTTCACATCTCATATCTGAAATTATATTAGCTTGCTCTACTGCTACACTTTCTATTTGTACCACCCCTTTATCTGTTTCAAACACCTTGTCAACACTTTCTTTTGAACTACTGCCCTCTATACTTAGACCACTCACTAAAAAAAAACTAAAAAAAACCACCATTACTAATAAAACTA